CGATTGAAGGCGTGGAAGTTACCTCAACAGGTGCGTCCGCACGACCCACAATAACAATAGCCAATGTGAGCTCCCTTCTAAAAGATACTCTAGGTGTCACAGATTATGATGAAGTAGTGGGCGCAACAGTTATTCGTAGACAAACTATGCAAAAATATCTTTACGGAGAGTCTGGAGACGCCAGCCCTCCGGTAGAGATGCCCACTTTAAAATACAGAGTTGATAGAATTGCTGGAGAAACTCAATTGGCAATAAAGTTTGAGCTAGCTGCTGTATACGACCTGGAAGGTGTAACTATACCCCGACGCAGGGTCGTAGGTAAGTTCTGCAGTTGGATGTATCAAGGACAAGCTTTAGAACAGAATGGGGGTTGTGTCTGGAGAGCAGATAGTGTTGTACGAGCAAGATCCTCCACAATACCTTCTTCCCCTCCGTATAACTATAATATATTCTATAACGCGAAAGATCAGCCTTTACTAACTCAGACTCTTTTAAATGGAGTATCGAACTGGGCTTCCGGAGCCTCCATAACACAAGGATCTTATAGAAAGTACAATAATAAATGGTATAGAGCACAAGTAGGGCATACTAGCAGTAGCGGTAATGACCCCGAAGAAAATGATGGAACTTGGGTAGAAGCACTAGGATATTCCACCTATAGCTCCTCTACTACTTATACAGAAGGGGCTTTAGTCAAGGCCGATGTCACTACTGTTAATAGTGTAGTTATAACCACGGTATGGAGGTCTTTACACTCGGGCAATATAAATAATGCTCCTACTCTTAACTCTCCGCATTGGATTAGAGAAGAAATGTGTGGAAAAACTTTACATTCTTGTAAGTGTAGATACGGGGCGACTTTAATAGGAGATAACTCAAGCGGTGTAAAAATAGATGCAAAAACAGACAGCTCTGCTGTTTTACCTTTTGGCGGTTTCCCTGGCACAGTAAAGTTTTAATTATGTTACAGTTTTTAGATGAAATAGAAAAACATTTTAAACAGAATTATCCACGAGAAGGGTGTGGTTTGCTAGCTGTCGTTAAGGGTGAGTTACAGTGGTTTCCTTGTACTAATGTTGCGGAACATGAAGACGATTTTATACTAGATTCCACAGAGTATTTAAACATATCACGAAAAAGTGATATAGTAGGAATAGTGCACAGTCACCCTGATGCAAGCTGTGACCCCAGCGAGTCAGACATAAAGCACTGTAATGCTATAGGGATTCCTTACTACATATTTAGTTATCCTGGTATGGATGTTCACGTACAACAGCCTGAAAAAGAATCTAAACCTCTTTATGGTAGAGAGTATGAATTTGGCGTTTCTGATTGCTTCGAAGCAATGAGAGACTATCTAGCTTCACAAAATATAGACATACCTTCTCGTGCTGCTTTCGAAGACGATTGGTGGGAGAAGAAACTAGATTACTTTACAGACGAAATAATTCAAGATTATGGGTATAAGCCCGTAGAAGGAAATATGGAAAAGAACGATGTTATTATATTCACAGTAAATGCCTCTGTAGGTAATCACTGTGGAGTTTATTTAGGGGAGGATATTTTTTATCACCACGCAGACAGTAGATTATCATGTAGAGAGAATCTATATCCATTTTGGAAAAAGTACATAACAGGAGTATATCGCCATGATGCGTAACGTATATTTACAAGGAGAACTAGGCGAACAGTTTGGTTCTGTTTTTAGAATAAATGCGACTAATTATACTGAAGTATTTAAATGCATTAATGCGAATAGACCTGATTTCTTGGCTTATGTCAGAGAATGTCATGACAATAATATAGATTTTGCTGTAGATACTGCGGGCGAGCAAACAAGTGAAGAGGATCTTTTAACGCCTTTGAAAGAAGGAGATGTGACTATAGCAATTATTCCCGCAGGGTCTAAATCAGCCTTCGGAAAAATACTGGCAGCTATTGCTATAATAGCAGTTCTTTACTTTGCTCCCGTTTTAGGAACAGAAGCAGCAAGCCTCGCAGGGATTACAGGTAGTATTGGTGGCTTGACAGCAGTAAGTGTCGCACTAAATCTAGCAATGGCAGGGATTAGTCAAATGATGGCTCCCGATCCTTCTGTAGATGGAGAAGGTCCGGAAAATTATGCGTTTAACGGGAACGCACAAAATATACAAGAAGGTGATCCTATTCCCATACTCTATGGAAGACTAAGAGTGCCAGGCAGGCCTGTAAGTATAGATATTCAAAATGCATCAGGATATAGAAGAAATACAGGGGCTATTTTTGGAGGAGACGGCTCAATAACAACCACCTCTAGTAGTACAATATCACATCATAAAAAGACAGGCTCTAAAAAAGCCCACGAACGGTAGGAGATAAAAATGAGACATGGCGGAAATGGTTGGGGTGGCACAGGTAATTCTGGTAATTCTAATCCAGGAGGTACAGGCACATCCAGCAATAATGCTGCTACAATTAGTACAAGCGCTCAGGATGCACAGCTTGTTTCTATTACAGATGTTATTTCAGAAGGCCCCATACTAGGTTTAGTAGACGGTTCGGCTTCTGTATTCCTGAATAATGACAGAATTCACGAAGTATCTGCGTCAGGGCAACGTGTATCTCACGGCCCTATGACTATCACTCTTACTAATGGGTCTACTTCAGCAACAATTAATAATGCAACTTCTACTACTCCCTTGGTTGTGAATGCCTCATTAGGAGCGCAGTTATTAATACGAGGAGGAATGCTAGCGGAAACAAGCGTAACAAGTAGTTACGATACTAGACATAAAGTAAGTTTATCTACTTCTTCGAGTACTTTTACCCAAACTATGGTTAGCGCACTCGGTCAACGAGCAAGACCAGATAGTTTAGTTCCTGGGCGTATTAAACCAACCAGCAGTACTAGTACTCCAGACGGCCTTCCTATAGAAGGTTTTATATGGCGTAGAGTTAGCGGTACCGAGGCTCTTTGGAGATCAGGTTCTTTTGGTGATTATAACGATTTTAGACTCGACGACGGAACGTACAAGCTAGAACTAGATAAAATAGTAAGTATAAATCCGGGAGGTGCTAATGGCTCAGCTATAACACTTGCAAGTGCTTGGGACGGAACATCGGGGACATATAGATGGGATAAAATAAGTGTAGTTAATATGGATATCTCTGAGGTAGGCACTAGGGCTTCTCAGCGAGTACAGGGTGGTACTGTTAGTTTTAGACCAGGCACACTAAACCAAACTCCCATGAATAACAAAGCCTCTACTGCAATTAGTAGAAGTATTAGCGAACAACTGGAGGTGGGGACTCCTCGATTTTTAGTGGGGAGTGGTAACTGTGGTCTTACAGAAGCTCAGCTTCTGGAAGTGGACAAAGTAAGATGGCGTATTACTTATCCTGCAGGATTTAAAGCGATCAGTGGTAAAGGCAATGATAAGACTACTTACATACGGTATAAAATAAGTATAGCAATAAAAGAAGAAGGAGACTCTGATTTCGGAGGCTTCACTGTTATTAGAAACCCTCTAACTCATAGTGGTAACTATACTAACTCTAAAACTTTTGAAAGCGACTTAAATCTTGAAAGATTTCGCCCTTTTATAGACTTTAAACTAAAAATAGAAAGATTAGACACGGATGATGATCCAGGTTTTAAATCTGTAGGAAAAACTTACAAAGACTGGACAAATGTTACTGCAGGCGCCTTAGCAGGAGTGACTTCTGTTCTAAATGAAAAACTTAACCACCCTTATACTGCTATATCTAATGTTTCTTTTAGCACAAAGCAGTATCAAGGTATACCTCAAAGAACTTATGATCTATACGGTAAAATGGTTAGAGTACCTTCAAACTATGTTACAAGAGAAGAGGCAACTAATGGAGTAGCTTCTTATAATAGAAATACAAGCACGGGAGTTATTACTAGCAATTACCAAGACTGGGACGGAACTTTTCGAGATGAATTAGTTTATAGTAACAACCCTGCTTGGATTTATTATGACATTATTACTAATAATAGATATGGTTTGGGTTCCTTCATTAAAGAAGTGGATATAGATAAGTATGCTCTTTATCGCGTTGCAAGATATTGTGATGGCCTGGTTCCTGATGGAAAAGGAGGACTAGAGCCTAGGTTTACATTAAACACCTACTTAACAAAAGCGGCAAATAGTTATAAAGTTCTTAAAGATTTAGCAACTAACTTTTTAGGCTTGCTTTACTACTTAGATGGACAGCTTTATACCTCTCTTGATGCTCCAGCAGCTCCGGTCTATACATTCAATAAAACTAATGTAATAGATGGTACATTTAGCTACGAGAGTTCTTCGGAGAAAACTAGAAGCAATCAAATTATTGTAAACTGGAATGACCCAACAAAAGACTATAAGATGGAGCCTTTAATCGTTGAAGATGAGCGAAATATAGTCAATACAGGCAGAATTGTATCTGAAACTGCAGTTGCTTTCGGCTGTACCTCAGAAGGGCAAGCTACAAGATATGGTAAATGGAAGCTATGGACAGCAGCAAACCAAAAAGAAATAGCTAGCTTTTCTGCAAGCCTAGAGGGTGCATTTGTAGCTCCTGGTGATATAATCAATATCCAAGATGCGGATAGATATGCTGTAAGATTAGGCGGGCGAGTTTCAAATACAGGAACTCTTAGCACTACCACTATACCTTTAGACTCTACTGTTCTTTTGAATTCAGGGTCTACATATACTCTAAGCTTGGTATACCCTAAGCCTGCTGCATTTACTCGAGAAGCTGTTACTATAGGCGGAGTTAGTTATGAGGCAGGAGATTTAATACATCAAGCTTATGTTAATGGTTCTTTAACAGTAATTGATACTAAAGAAAAGTCTGTAAATGCTAAAGTATCTGCATCTTCCGGAGCTGAACCTTTAATACTTGACTTCAATGCTAATGTACGAACAGAAACAAAAGATGTAACTTCTAGTCAAATTGGAAGTTCTGTAAC